ACTGCACAAAAATTAAAGAGGTTTACAAATCAAAGGGTTGGGTGTATGCTGAGTATAAGCTCAACACAAACTTCACCAGAGAGCAGTTTTATAATGAGTTTGGTAGAGGGTCAACTTTCCCCCAAGTTATTATCTCTGGACATAAGATGGGAGGTTGCACTGAAACTGTAAAATACCTACGAGAAAACACCTACCTATAATGCAAAAGAATACTGAAGAATTGTATACCCTAGTTGACCGAGCACTCGATGAGGCAATGGTCAATGGGAGATTTTTATTCAAGATGTATCCGTATTTAAAAGCACAGAAATGGACACGAAGGGAAGTCAATGACTTCATTGAATCAACTGTAGCAGCAGAAGTTAGTAACGCTGTGCTAGAGTTGGAAGGTTACATTAAAGGTGGTGACTCTCAACTCAAGGAGTCTTATGGACACATCCCTAAACCAAAAGCAAGGAAGATAAAGACTTATCTTTACAGCATCCTAGAGGACGCTTGGAAGTATCATGCCGAGCGAAAACCTGGGAGGAAAAAGGTTACTAAATAAAAGTACATCACGGAGTAGCCCATGCAAGAATTACAGTTCATTTACATGGCATTCTTCCTAACCGTCGGAGCATTCCTCTTAGGAGCCATCATATCTTGGAATCTTAAGGGGATTTTTGATACATGGGAAGAGAAAGCAGACTATGCTGCTGTTACTATTCACCCTGAGATGCAAGGAGAAGATGGATACGCAGACCCATCTGAGTTATTATACTTGCGCTTTACGGATGAAGATGCTACAATAGAAGATGATGAAGAATCTTAGTTAGATTTTCACTATGAAATTAATGATTTCTGAAGTGCTTCGTAAAGCACACAATGCTAAAACAAAAGCACAGAAGATAAAAATCCTGCAGGATAATAACACACAGACTCTAAGGTCAATATTCATAATGAATTATGATGAGAGTTTGGTGTCTAGAATTCCCCCAGGTGATGTCCCTTATACACCTAACGAAGCACCTAAGGGCACAGAGCATACTCTTCTCGAAAAGGAAGGCAGTAAACTATACTATTACTTTAAAGGTGGAGCAGACAATCTGCCTGCCCTAAAGATTGAGTCTATGTTTATTGCACTACTAGAAGGACTACATGCTGACGAGGCACAAGTTGTTATCTCAGCAATAAATAAAAGTCTTCATAAGAAGTTTCGTATTACCAAAGCGGTTGTGGAAGAAGCATTTCCATCAATCAAATGGGGTAATAGAGGCAGGAAATAGTGAAGACACTCGCTACTGATTGTCTTATAGAGGCAGCACAAGACCCTAAGTTACCTTATACTGCATACCTTGTAGAGTATGTTGCACCTGATGGTCATACCAAGTATGATATAGTCATGTGTATCAAACAATCTGAGATATTCGATGCTTACTATGATAAGTATGGAAAGGGATTGAAGAAGATTTCACAGACAGCAGGAAAGATTAACCCAAAAATATGGCAAGACCCCAAAGAGAAGAAAGCCAAAAAAGGCAAAAAATAATGGCAAACGATTACGTATTCTTTGACCCTCGTAAGAAGGCACAACAACAGGAAGAAGACAAGAAGAAACTTACTGAAATAGAAGAAGAAAGACTACGCAATCAAGAGATGGGAGAGAAAGCAGTTAAAATTATTGCTGACTTCACTGTTAAACCATTAGTATTAATGTTGGTGTGGAATATGACACTACCAACCTTCGGAATTGCAACCATAACTTACTTTGGTGCAGTTGGACTTTATGTAATCGCAAGAATTTTATTTAAGCATGACTAAAGTATGTTTAGTTTCTGTGACACCTGACGCAGAGAAAACTATGGGTTACGTTGCTCGTGTGAGTAACCCAAAGAATCAAGACAACCCATCTGTAGAAGGACTCTTAAGTTACTGCATCAAACACAACCACTGGTCTGTATTTGAGCAGGCATTTATGACACTTGAGATTAATACCACACGTGCTATCGCAGCACAGGTATTGAGACACAGAAGTTTTACATTCCAAGAATTTTCTCAACGCTATGCTGATGCAGGAATGCTAGGTGATATTCCTGTCCCTGATTTGCGTCGTCAAGATACTAAAAATAGACAGAATAGTATCGATGACATTGACCCTATTGTAAAAGCAAAGTTTGATGCTAAGATAGAAGAGCACTTCTTTCAAGCACAACATATCTACGGTGAAATGTTAGACGAAGGAATTGCTAAAGAGTGTGCTAGAATGGTCTTGCCTTTAGCAACTCCAACCAGAATTTACATGAGTGGTAGTGTCCGTAGTTGGTTACACTACATTGAATTGCGGTCAGCAAATGGCACGCAGAAAGAACACATGGACATCGCTAATCTATGCAGAGAGCACCTTATCTGTCAGTTTCCAATCGTTGCTAAGGCAATGGGATGGTGTGCTGAAGATAAAGATTGTAACTGTAATGACAACGATGAATACTGGAATGACTTACAACCTTGTCTAAAAATATTATGATAACACCCCTCAACTTAGACCCAGACATTACATTTCCAATATCAATAGCAGTAATCACAATACTGTTAGCAGGGTATGGANTGTATAAAGGATTCTTTGCAAACAAAGGGTTAACTGATCCATGGGACGACCACGATGACTGAATTAGGAACTAAACTACTCAAGAAAAGATACCAAATTAAATCTAGATGGTATTATATTTTCTGGGGTATTGCTACAACATCTGTAGTAGCAGGACAAATCTATGTTGGTACAGGTTACCGACAAATGGCAAACACAGTAGAGGAATTTAGAAATGCCTACATATCCCGTAATAAATACTAAAACAGGAGAGAAACAAGAGCTCAACCTGTCTATGAAAAAGTATGACGAGTGGAGGAAAGAGAATCCAGACTGGGATAAAGACTGGTCTGCAGGCACTGGTGGTGTTACCTATGGTGACCCTAAACAGACCGATGGATTCAAGGAAGTGATGCAGAAAATTCAATCAGACCATCCACGAGCGAACTTGAGTCGCTATACCTAAATTATGCCCGCTAAAAAGAAAAACGGAAACGGTAACGGAAAATACGACCACTATTCTGTAAAGCAGATGAAAAGACGTAAACCTATTAACCTTGAGCACCTTAAAGTAATTGAGCCACTAACACCTAATCAGGAGTTAGTCTTCAAAGCATATGATGAAGGACAAAACCTTGTCTTACATGGTGCAGCAGGCACAGGTAAAACTTTTATCAGTTTATACCTAGCAATTCAACAGGTATTAGAACCCTCCTCACCATATGAAAAAGTTTATATGGTCAGGTCTCTTGTGCCTACAAGAATCAGGAGTTAGTCTTCAAAGCATATGATGAAGGACAAAACCTTGTCTTACATGGTGCAGCAGGCACAGGTAAAACTTTTATCAGTTTATACCTAGCAATNCAACAGGTATTAGAACCCTCCTCACCATATGAAAAAGTTTATATGGTCAGGTCTCTTGTGCCTACAAGNGAGATTGGTTTCCTCCCAGGTGACCATGAGGATAAGTCAAACTTATATCAGATACCATATAAAAACATGGTGAAGTTTATGTTTGAAATGCCTGATGATAATGCATTTGAATCACTCTATGCTAACCTCAGAAACCAAGAGACTATTTCTTTTTGGTCTACATCATTCCTACGTGGTACTACATTAGATAATTGTATTGTTATAGTGGATGAATTTAGTAACTTGAATTTTCATGAATTAGATAGTATAATAACAAGAGTGGGTCAGAATACTAAGATTATTTTCTCAGGAGACTACGCACAATCTGATTTAGTAAAGAGTAATGAGAAGAATGGAGTCTTAGACTTCCTTAAAATCATACAGACAATGCCTTCATTCACATGCACTGAGTTTGGTATCGATGATATCGTTAGGTCTGGTCTCGTTAAGGAATACCTTATCAGTAAAATTAATATGGGATTTAATTAATGTTTAATTATGTGGGCACTCCTCTTGACTTAGAGGACTTAGAAAGTAAGACTCTAAATCATGGACGTTTCTATAAACTAGATGACGTTTGGGTACCTAGTGTGACAACTGTAGTAGGTCATCAATCCAAGCAAGGTATACTTGACTGGGAGAATCGAATCGGTTATACTGAAGCGGAGAAGATACGACGTGCTGCTGCATGGCGAGGCACTAAGTATCATTCCATCGTAGAATACTATCTAAGAAATGAATCTGAGAAAATTAAGGAGAGCAAAGGTCTTGCCAAATACCTTTTTGGGGCTAGTCGTGAGACTCTTAATCGGATATCTAATATTCATGCTATTGAAACCCCTCTTTTTTCTCGCAATTTATATCTGGCTGGGCGTGTTGATTGCATTGCTGAGTTTGATAATGAGCTTAGTATCATAGACTTTAAAACTACTGGCACATTAAAGAAAGAAAAATACCTAGAGAAATACTTCGTGCAAGAAGCAGCATATGCTTACATGTATTGGGAGTTAACTGGTATAGAAGTTGATAAACTTGTCACCATATCTGTTGCAGAAGATGGACAGACACAGGTAGTTGAGAAGTATGATAAAGTTCCTTACATCAATACCCTCATTGATTGGATAAAAGACTATCGATATTACACTGAGGGATTAAAATCATGAAGGAAATTGAAGAAAAATTTATGACTCAGGGTAAGTTTACCGCTCTCGTTGAGAATCGTGTTAAAGATAGCAGTGGTCTCATCAATTACATTGAAGCAGTTACATCCATATGTGAAGAGTTAGAGATAGATGTCACTACAGTTAAGAAGTTGATATCTAAACCACTCAAAGATAAAATACAATGGGATGCAGCAAGACTAAATTATATTAAACGTACAAGTAAAGCAGTTTTAAACCTATGAATGAAGACGAAAGTTTCTTTGAATCCGATGTAGTTCAGCAAGAGTTGACCGACATACAGGAGACATACACACAACTACTAAAGATATCAGCAGGACTTGCTGATTTTTCTCCTAGAGAGAGACTAGAGCACATAGAAAAAACACTTGAGTTAATTGCTAAACAGAAAGTATTTTACTCACGTCTTGCTCTTGCGTCACATAATATATCAGGAGATGAAAACGATGAGGAAGCAAGTTTNGTTAAAGAAAAGATAGATACTTTATCTGCACAGTATTCGGGAGGANTAAACCTCATGNTAATACTACAACAGATGGAAGACAAACTAAGAGCTTGGAGAAAGGAGTTAAAAGATGCCGAATCCTAATCAACTTTACGAAGATGCTGAGAGACTTAATGACCTNTTTGAAGAGTTACTTTGGGATGCGGACGACGAATTGTTTTTTACTCATGACGGAGAGAAGGTAATNATATATAACATGACGAAACAGGGATATCCCTGTTAACAGGGACTTGACAAGTCCTAAATAATATGTCATCATTATATGGTGGCAAATACAACAAAACAAAAACCACAACGGAGAAATACAAATGTCATTCGCATCGCTTAAGAAAAAGTCTGGAAGTTTTGACAAGCTTACCAAACAGATTGAGAAGATGTCTAAACCT